CTGTGCAGTAACCCAATCCTTTTCGGCATAGTCTGCGGAAACTTCGAATACGACTTTATCACCTGATTCAGAAATTTTGATGCCGTTAATGCCTGTAACAGGAATCTGTGGATTTGCAGTACCGCCGGCCCACTGAGCAGAATTTGCAGAAACTGTCTGTGTAGTAGCATTCCAAGTGGCGCTCTCTGGAATATCAACGGCAGTTAAATAACCCTGAGAATCGACCCAACCGGTAGTTGCCAAGTCGGAAGGCAATTCATTGATATAACCAGATGGATTTGAGTCCATTGGGTAGAAATTACCGGAGTCACTCTTGTCAAGTTTTTCATCTAATTGAGCTGTAGTGGCAAAACCGGTAATGTCGGCAGAATAAACTAGGTCATCTGGCAATCCGGTTAGGTAATTGCCGGTCGGGGCATAGAGGGTGTCAGCGGATTCTTTGGTCAAGTAATCGCCTGAAGGCATTAATCCAGAAGTAGCCACATCCACAATATTCTGGACATCTGCACTAGTAGGTAAGCCAGTAACAGAAATAGTATTATCAGTAATATCAACGTAAGATCCTGCTTCATATTCGTTACCTGCTGAGAAAGCCGAGCCGTTATATCCGGTAATCTTGTCGTTCTCGAATCCCAGACCGCTCTCGCTCATGACTCCTTCCGGAATTGTCTGGCCGGAAAAGCCGATAATACATCCTTCCTCGTCGTCCTGGACGAAATATAACGGATCCTGGACGCCGAGCGGCACGTGGTTAGCCGAAATCTTGTCTTCAACGTTATTGACTACGATTGGATCGACACCTTCGTATACCTTGCCTAGCTGGCCAGTCAGATACGGCATATAGATCTGTACGTCACCAACTGTCCATGCAGATACCGCAATATTTTCAGATGGCGTAACTACTACATTAGCCGTAGAATGTTCGCCCTTAGAATGTATGTATTTCTTTACGGAAAACAGTTCATTATCATAGGCATCGAATACGACTAATTCGTAATCAAATGCAGGGTTGACATAGACAGGACCCATACCGAGGTTGTCTAAAATTCTCGGGTTTTCTGCCGGGTATTCAGCTGCAACGTCATTGTAAATATCAGCAAGGCGTGTACGGCCGATATAGTAGACTGCGGCTTTACCATTTGAAAGCACTGTTCCGTTATAATTCTGAAATTCCAGGGCTTCTTCAAAAAGAGGTACTAAATTCATTTTACGTTTCCCATGGGTTTACAAAACCAGTAATTCTTATTATATTTATTATGATATGAGACAGGTGCAAATCAATAAACATTTAATATTACGAGAAGACGGTAAACTAATAGACTTTAAAAAAGGTGAAGAGTTTATTCCAAAAACCAATGGTGGTTACTACAGAATTACTATTGGTGGCAGAAAAAACAGAAAAGGAAAATATGTCCATGTATTGGTAATGGAAAATTTCGGTCCACCAAAACCAGGTCCTGAATATGAAATTGACCATATCAATCGTAATAGATTAGATAATCGTTTAGAAAACCTGCGATGGGTTACTAGAATAGAGAATGCACATAATAAAACGTGTCATCTTCCTGAAGGTGAACGCAAATGGGAAATAAGTCCCAAAGAATACCGTAAAAAGCAATGGGATAAATGGATAGATAAAAATGGAGGAGTAAGAAAAAAACCATGCGGTTAAGCATGGTCTTTTGTTTTAGATTACCTTCGCAACGACACCCTGGTTTCTATCGCCATCGCCGCGCTGCACGATTCTTATGTAGTCGCTATAGCTTAGAATTGACATTCTGAAGAAATCCCCGTTGTTGACAGGATCGTCATGCGCCGTAGGGTACAGGAACCAGTTCGTATGAATGAACAGGTCATAAGTCAGAGAGTTATACGGGCTGTTCACCCAGTTGTAATACTTAACGAGGGTATTCGGGCCCTTGACAGACTGCCACCACCAATAACCGTTATCGCCTGTAGGCATAACACGCTTGTTGGCGCCGCTGTACTTGTAAAGGTCTGCTGTATCGGATCCGACTACTACGGTTTCCTTCGTGTAACCCTGGTTATCGGCAATCGTTACACCCCTCATGTCGTTGGCAGGGCAGTCGCCTGTATTCCCTTCGTAATCGATATTCATCACGTTCTTGTTAGTGGCGATGAATGTCTTGCCGTAGTTGGAACCCGTACGATGCTGCCAATACCTTGCCCTGAGACCTTCCGAATTTCCCATGAAGTGGTTATCCCTGATAGTCCAAGAAACCTGGATGTCGTAGACGTCGTCCTGGTTGGAACCGTCGATAATGTCAATCTTAGTGAACTCGACAGGATGACCGGAATTGAAATTGTTTCCTACGAAATGGCAGTACATCTTGTAGACGTCATTGTCCTTATAAGGATAGATTTTGATTGTACAGCCTTCGCAGTCGCAGTTCATCATCCTGAGCGTCTTGGATTCGATTACGCAATTTTCGAAGTTGCAGCGGGTGAACTCAAGGAATGCGTCCCTTGCATCGTTATCCGTAACGCGCTTGAAATTGATTCCTACCTTGCAGTCCTCGAAGACATACTGTGCAGCCTTGTTGACGAAATCTGAACCGGAACGGAGTTCTGAATTATAACCCCACATGGCGGACAGAGAAGGCTCCATGTAGAAATGGATTCTGCTGTCGTATACGGTCAAATACCTGCTGGTAACAGAGGCGTTGGCGAACTGGCAGTTTCTAACCGTTATGTCACGGCCGTTAGCCGGAATATTGGCATTATTGGTCACGTGTACGTTTCGTAATTCAGTTACGCTCAGCGGCAATTCGAGATTATAAATCGACCTGCCTGCCATATCGAGCACCTGTTGGCCGTCGGCGCCGACTGCGTTCACGTATGCTGTCATGTTCGTAAAGTTGTCGATTACGAGGCTGTTCAGCGAAATAGTACGCGCAGCGACCTTGCCGTAGAAGTCGATGTCTGCCGGGTTGTTCCACCAGTGGTCGTGGATTTCCATATATGCGAAGGAAAGAATATCGGTATAGTTGAATATCCTTTCGGCGTTAATCACGCAGTTCCTTAACGTAATCTTGCCGCTTCCCGTATACGTTACCGGAAGTCTTGTCTGGCCCTCGATAATCTTGTCCTGGAGCGTCACGGATGCCTGTAAAGTCTTGTTTACGAAGTTGTCCTTTGCGTCCAGTATGTATTTCTTTGCATTAGAAGTAAGGAAACCGAATACCGTCTTGAACCAAGAAGAATGTGCTTCCTGTTCGTTGTCATAGAAATCGAAGTCACAGATTGCTGACTGAGGCTCGCCGATTACCTTGAGGTTGCCGCAGTAGAAATACTGGCATGTAAACGAAGTACCTGCGTCGAGCAATACTCGCTTGGTAGTCTGGAGATTGGTTTCTACGCTATAGCTGCCCGGCACGAACCATACGCCGGGGGCTGTTTTGGTAGAGGCGGTTCCGACATATTCGACATAGGAGAGCAAGGCGTTGATATTGGCGACATGGCCCGGATATACGCCGTAATAGCTGGAAGGAAGGTATTCTCCGCTGAATACGAGAATCCAACGGCCGATTGACGAAACGTCGGATGCTACGATATAGCCGTTATCTGCGTCCTGGGTGCACGTCGGATCCCAGACGTACTGTCTCATAGGGCAGTCGTAGGCGTTGAAGTAGCCTAGCACGTTAACAGAGGAATTGACAGAAGGATCCAGGTCCTTGAGGGCTTCGAGACCTACTACGTATTCCCTTGATTCCGAATTCTCGTTCTCGCCGGCGTAGAAGTCGCGGATGAATTCCCAGATTGGCTGGTTATGTTCGTCGAGTCCCTTGAACGCATACACCCTGCAGTATACGATACGGTCACAGAATACCGTAAGCGGTACCCTGCCTTCAATATCGAGGCGGACCGGATTCGTCATTACCGTATACTCGTCGTCCGAATAGCTCCAGATTGTGAGCGGGTTGTTTGAAACCGGGTCCAGGACTTCTATCTTTCCGTAGACAAGGGCTTTCCTGTCGATGTCTTCGAATAATGTAGACTGGTTGATAACCGGGATTCTATACATTATTTCTTCTCCTTAATAATCTTGTTGACTGTCTTGGCGTGAGTCTCGTTTGCCTTTGCGAGCGACTGCTTTGTCTTCGCCTCGGAAACCTTGACCTCGTTATCCGCCTTGATTACGTCGGCCTGTGTCTTCATGGCCTGCGCGTCGAGCTTCATGCCTTCGCGTTCGATTTCCATCTTCTGCTTTTCCTGCTCGTTGGCCATCTCCACGAGGTCCTTTTCGGAAAGCGAGCCGTCGAGCTTGCTCTGGAGAATCATCTTTTCGAGCTCGTTGCGGTGCTTGAACTGTTCGAGAGTGAATTCCCTTTCGAGAGCGTAGCCCTTGAGTTCAATCTGGCGCTTCGTGTCTTCGAGTTCCTTCGAGAGCTGGGCAATCTGCATGTCGCGCTGCTTGATTTCCTGGTTGGCCTGGTTGATGAGTTCCTGATCCTGCATTTCCTGTGCGGTAGGCATAGGCTGGAGCAATTCGACCAATGTACGTACGTATTCGTTATCCTGTTCGACGTTCGCCATCGCCATCAGAAGCTTGCGCTGGTCCTGCGGTTCTGTGAGCAACGGAGTCATCTGCTGGAGAATAACACGTGCTTCCTGTTTCTTAAGGCCTTCTTCCGGTCCCTGTATCATATTAATTTTAATTGAACCAAATAATGGCTGACCTTGAACAAGTTCAAATAGGCACATGCCGGCGACTTTAAGAGAGGCTTTCAAATTGTAAATATAGGCTCGTACATTATTTTGGAAAGTTTTTTCCGCAGTAAGAACTTCTGTTGCTGATTTTTCAACTTCAGATTCCATACCGATTGCCGGAATACCAATGATATTGTTTACCATCTGGAGGGACTGGCTGAACATCTCGCCTACGTCCCCGAGCTGGATTTCGTTACTGATACGTTCCGGCTTCTCGAGTTCGCGCTTGCCGTCGGCTGACCACTTGTTGTAAATCAAAAGCGGGTTCAAAGTCTTGTTGGAATCGCGGAAATACTTCTCGTTTCCTTCAATGGATTCCGATTCGCATACCCAAGTATTCTTCGGGGAGGTAGCCAAACGCACCAAAATGTTGCTATAGGCGTAGTTTATAAGCTTCTGGACACCTTTCATCTGATTAACTATACCAGTCCAGCTCCATTCATCATTTAAAATACACTTTTCACCGAATACTGGAATAACAGGAATATAAGTCATAGGCAGCGGGATTTCTTCAACCACGTCGTTACCTAGCAATCTATAACATACTACTCCGGTTTCTTTATTTTTTGCCCAATATGTTACTAAAGGCATGTATTCCTTACGGTCATATTCCTGGTCAATATCCACGGCTGGCGTGTCAATTTCAGAAAATTCTATTCCGTAATTACTTTCTATCCATTTTCTTGATTTAAGTTCTACGATTGCGGCAGCACATGCGTCAGAACCGTTTGTTTTGGAAATATCCGGATCCAAAAATACATTATCTAAATCCTTTATAGAATAAAGGACTGGCTCAGGCGAACCATCTACATTATAATCTGTCGTTATGACTAATACACCAAGACCAAATGCAACAGAAGATTCTAGTGCTTCTACGATTGCAGTATCATTATCCGGGTCTTCTAGGAAATTTATACCAAACTGGTTAAGGATTTCAGATTTCTTATTAGTAGAAACATCCGTAACATCCCATCTATATGTAGAATCACGATAAGTGTTAGTTATCGTTCTAATAGCATTTTTTACTATGTTTAACTTATTTTCGCTTCTATCCTTACCTAGGATTTCTACGTCTTCTTTACCATATTGGTCACCGGAAACATATTTTTTGTTTTCCTTGATGTCATCAATCAAAGCTTTATACTTTTTACGTGATTTCTTTTGAAATTCCTTAAAGTCTTTGATTATATTATTATATTCTGTCATTTCCATATAATGTACCTCAGGACGTTACCCTCACATGAGGAACCTGTTCGTACATTATTTATTTCGATAATATTTTATTGACCTTCCGGACTTATGTCTCCAGCGCTTAGCTTTTTCCCTATTATACTCTTTTTCATCAACTTCGTGCTTTTGATTACCGCTTTTTAAGCTTCTTCCAGTATTTCTATTGTTTTCTGCCTTAGTACACCATCTAAGATTTTCTACACGGTTATCTGTTCTTATTCTATTGATGTGGTCAATACATGGCAAATTGTCTGGATTTGGTATAAACAGCTCGGCAATTAGCCTATGCAACAGTTTACTTTTTCGGCCTTTCAAACCTAAATTATAATAGCCGTCTTTATCTATACAGGGTATAAACTCGGAATCGTCTTTAATACGATATACTTTTCCGTCTCGTTTTACATAATATTTTTTACTTACTATAACTTTGTCTTCCATTTTTACTCCTATTAAGAACCCCGCACATCGCTGTACGGGGATCCAACGTGAAGGTAATTATGTCCAAAAGAATACTAGGGTTTCGATTTTAGGCCGGTAACCCGGTCGGCCGTAAGTTCGTAGAAGCTCCCGGCTAAGAAAAATTGTGGTTATTTGGAGAAAAACCTTAACCGGGAGCTGTATATTTAAGGAATTAACTATGTTAGTAATAACGTCGTTAACAGTATTAAATATAGTAATTATTTCTTCTTACGGCGATCTTTCTTTTTCTTCTGTTTTTCCTCGAACTCCTTGTTGTAACGATGGTTGAATTTCTTCTTTTCGCGTATGTATGGATAACCTAACATTACGTGGATTTCGACTCCGTCACGTACTGCTATGAAGTAAGGCTGGTCATAGGGTGACTGTGATATATGGGTTTCTTTTATAAAACTGCCGCGTTCTATTTCTTTCTGGTACTCGAGGTCGAGTTTCTTTATAGTATTAATTACTCGGATTATTTGTTTCATAGATACTGTTAATATAGTAAATTTTATTAAATACTGATGTAAATTTTAACTTTACACATAGTTCTTTTTATTGCAGCCATTTCAACGTGCCGACCGTGCGTAGCACGCAGCGACCTTGTCGCCTCCCAGCGGGCTTGTAACGGTAAATTTTAACAGTGCATAGCATTCCATTGTTCTATACTGTGTTACTCAGTTACTTTGATTTTTACTGTTACTCAGTGACTTAGCAAGCTCTGCGAGGCATTTGGCCGCTGATCGCGGCGCCTTCGGCGTATGCTCTCTTAGTGCTCGTATTCTCAGTGTACAACAAGGCTAAGGAGCAATCTTATTAATCAAAGCCTATCGGGACGGCTGTGCGAATACCCCGAGCTACATCTTTGAAGACCTACAGCGCCATATCAAGAACTCGCTACGTTCTTAGTCTACTTTCTAGGAATTACTGCAAACAGTAGGGTTACTTTAGGCCATGGGTTTGGACTTAGAATTTCAGCCTCTGTTCTTTCACGGCACCTATCTTACCGTGACAGCTAACTCCGTACTACCGCTTTCCGTCCTGGGGAGTTAGATTCTAGTTTCTGGAAATATGTCTCGCGGTGAAACCTATAATGTCCGTGGTAAAAATAAAAGAGAGGATTCCTAATTGTGGGCTTAGAAATCCTCTCGATTCATATGAAAACTCTCAAAGAACAAACCCACAACGTTCTTATCTTATTTATTATTTCAAATATAGCAAATTGCGTAATTTTGTAAACTATTTTTTGTGTTTCATAAATTTTCTTCTGAATTTTCAGAAAAATGTAAATTTTTTGTTACATTAGGCTGAAAATTTATTATATTTGTTTCATAATGAAACGACAAGATAACCAAAAGTGGAAAACGAAGTTCCGTTCTAGCAAGGAATGGAAGGAATTCAGGGACAGGATGAGGGAAAAGCAGAAGGTGGACCCAGTTACGGGCGCCAAGCTTACGAGGTTCGCCAACCTTCACCACAAGGACCTGGACGAGGCAAACTACACAGACCTTTCCGACGAGGACGACTTCGTATTCGTAAACCAGATGACGCACAAGTGCATCCATTTCCTGTTCTCGAAATCGAAACCGAAGGAATGGAGGCGCCGCATAGAGAAACTCATAGAAATTTTAGAAGACATGGAGAGAATCAATGGGAAGACCGAAGAAGAATAACGATTACGTGGATAACGAAATACTCAAGGAACTTTTGCAGAAGTACATAGAGTCAAATCCGGCTGACCAGGGCCAGTGGCTCGAGAAGTACGAGAAAACGATGCGTACGCGTACCCAGAACAAGCCGGACAAGTGGGCCGAGGTTCAGGACTTCATGGAGTTCAGGCGAGCCCTGTACGCGTCCAAACGGCCTTTAAACGCGTTCCAGCCTACAGCCGACCGACTGATACCGATGCTGTACAAGATTATCGACGGAAGGATGGCGTCGTACAAGATTTTCGACAATACCGACATGAAACAAGATGCTATGATAGCCCTCCTAAAGTACATGAACCGTTACGACTACAGGAAAGACACATCCGCGTTCGCTTACGTATCAGAAATCGTGACGCAGGCCATCAACCTGCACCTCGCAAAGGAAAAGGAATCCAAGCTCGACGGAAACCTGGTATACGAGCACGAGCTGTTCGATACCCGTGGAGTCGATCAAATGGGTGACAAGCCAGGTGAGGAAAATCCGGAATAATTTCGAAACCAAAAAATGTTTATAAAAGTTTGCTATATTTTAATCTAATAAATATTATAAAATTATTTTTGAGGATTAAACATGAATAAACGAAAAATAAGCATTAAGGAACTGGCCGAGAGGGAACACGTTTCGCCGGCGCAGATAATCTACGACAAGTACAGCCAATACGCAAGGGACAGGCGCATAGATGCGGTCGAAAACTACGACAAGGCATGTTCTGAAGATTTCGAGGGATGGACTCTACACCACAGGAAGGAAGACAAGTATACGGCCAAGGAACTGATAGCCATGAAGGACTATTACTACGTAGACCCTAACGAGCTCATCTGGCTCACCGAATCCGAACACGATGCTATCCACAAGGAAATCAACAAGCTGCCGTGGAGAATCGAACTCGAAACCAAGAGGGTAGAGCACCTGAAGAAATCAATGCGAGCCTGGTCAGAAGAACGCAAGGAAAAGCGTGCACAGGCCATGAGGGATTGGTGGGACGAAGAACAGCGCAGACGTATAAAGGAAACCCGAGACGCCAAGAGGGAAAACGGCGAGAACCTCGTCAACGTCGCGCAGCTCGATTCCAAGGAAGCATACAGGGAATACCAGAAGCAGTACCAGAGAATCCATTACCGCAAGAACAAGCAGGCGTGGCTGGACTACAACGCAATCAGAAGGCTAAACAAGAAGAGCACAGAGGAACTCATCGATATTTTAGAACAGAAGAGAACCCGCTCCTGTATGCCGGAAGAGAAGAAACAGCGCCTCATAGGACTGATTATGAAGGTACTGAACGAAAGGGAAGACTTCATTACTTGCGAAAAGTACCAGAAGATTATCGATAACGAAAGTATCGAAACAATCAAGCGACAGATTGAAGAACTTAACAGAAAACTGGAGAACATGCAGCGTGGACTGTAAATTTATTTTAACGCATAAAGACATAAAGGACGTACCTGAAGGCTATACCGTCATAGACAACAGGGAAAACAAGGAACTCGACCACAGGCTCTATTCGGAGTGGTCGGGTATCGATTTGATATGCAAGGCTTTCGACAAGATGAACGCCGAGAAGGTGGCAGACAAGACCGGACAGACGAATCCGAACTTCCCGCCGGACTTCGTTACCGTAGCTCATTACAGGAGAATGCCGGATCCTGACTGCACGAAGAGAATCTACGTAGCGCAGCCTAAGGTTTTCCCGTGCTCCGTAGCCCAGCAGTACGCTTCCATGCATTTCATAGATGACTTGAAATATCTGAGAGAGTCAATCAAGGCCCTATATCCTCACCTCGTGCAGCATTCCGAACAGGTGCTCAAC